TAGAACATTTGCTATATCCAGAAAAGATGGAGATGAAGACTATGATGAAGCTTTATCTGCTATAAAACTTATTGATAATGACTGGTATGGTTTGACAATAGCGTCAAGAACTGCCGCAGATGTATTACTTGCAGCTGCGTGGGCAGAAGCAAATAAGAAAGTTTTCTGGACTAGTAGTAGTAATTCTCGTATTATTGACACTGCTTTTTCAACAGATGATGGAACAGACGAAGTAACTGACTCTATAGCCGCGATTTTAAAAGCTAGGTCTTATGTGAGAAGTTATTCTTTGTATCATGGAAGTGCTGATACTGAGTTTCCAGAAGCTGGTTTTCTTGGAAGTCTTCTGGCTCGTCAGCCTGGTTCTTACACAGGTATGTTTAAAAATATTGTGGGGATAGGAACTTCTTCTTTAACGCCCACAAATTCGAAAAATGCTTTAGATGAGAATTGCAACATATACCAGTTAATCTCTGGTATAAGTATGGTGAGAGAAAGTAAATCAGGCCAAGGCGAATTTTTCGATGTAGTTCACTTTATTGACTGGATTGTATCAAGACTTGGTGAAGCTGTTTTTGGTCACCTTGCTAAACTTGACAAAGTACCTTTCACTTCTGAAGGACTCGTTGGGTTAAAAAGTGTTATGGACCAAATAGGACAGTTAGGCATATCAGTAGGAGGTTTTTCACCAATATCTTACAATGAAGATGGCACACAGATCGGTGGTTTTTCTTGTACAGTGCCAAGGATAGAAGATGTGTTAGATGCAGATAGATCTGCTAGAAAACTTACAGGCGTTAAATTCAGAGGATTCTTAGCAGGAGCTATTCACGCAGTTGAAATGGTAGCAAATATAACAGCGTAAAAAAGGAGAGAATATGCCTATATCACAAGAACCAAAAACATTCGACCCTTCTCAAGTAATATTTACTGTTGGGGGAATACCTATTGGTGGGTTTAAAGATGGCGTTGGTATAAAAGTCGAACGCTCTGGAGATTCTTTTACCGATGTGACTGGGATGGATGGAGTGACTTCAAGAGCTGCATCAGTTGATAAATCTGGGACTATAACTTGTGTTTTAGCTCAAACATCTCCGTCTAATGCAGTATTGTCTGCTCTGGCTAATTTAGATGAAGCTACAAAAAAAGGTATTGTCCCTATTTCAATTACAGATTTAAGTGGGACTTCTGAATATTTATCAGCCCATGCTTGGATTAAGAAGCATGCAGATGCTGAGTTTGGAAAGGAAATTTCAGACCGAGAGTGGGTTTTCCGGTGTGTAAATCTTAGAATGTTTACTGGTGGGAATGTTCTTGGACAATAGTGTTATTCTTTTATTGGGAGGTAGTTTATGGGAATTAAAAAACATGAAAGAATAATTGACGGTTTTAAGATTACAACTGTTAATTTTGACGGAAGAAGTGGTATCAGATACCAAGTCAAGTTGATAAAAATACTTGGGCCAGGGCTTGCAAAAGTTGTTTTTAGCTTTATTAAAACAAGTGGTATTAAAGATGTGAAATTATTGAACTTATTAAACACTGAGTTTGACTTAAGTATAATAGGTGACGGTATTTCTACTTTATTAACTAATATGGATGAGGATTCAACTTTTGAACTAGTCATGAACCTTGTATCAACAACCCGAGTTGATGGTAAGGAACTTTCAAATACTGCGGTATTTGACAATCTTTTTGCTGGAAACTATGGTTTATTATACAAAATACTTGCTTTTGTCTTGGAGGTTAATTTTGGCAGCCTTTTCAACATGGACGGTATTGGACGCCAATTGAAGGAAACCGAAAGCAACAGTCTGATACCGTCCGAGAACGATACGACAAAGTAATAAAAAATGTTGATCAAGATCTTTTAGATGAGTGGCCTATTTGGAGATTAGTTATAGAACAAATAGCCACTTTAGAAGAAATTGAGAAAACTTACTGTGTTGACGATGTTATAAGAGCATGTGCAATGCTAGATATACGAGACGCAATGTATAATTGTTTAAAAGAACAGGGTGAGGAGTAGTGTGGTTACTACAATAATAACAGGCGTCGTATGTGCTATTTTTTCTGCTATGTTGACATTTATAGTAACTAATTACATAAGTGGAAACGTATACAGGGATATGGTTTATAGTGCATTATTAAATCATGAAAAGCAGATGCATCAAGAAACTGTTAGGTCATTATTAAAAGAGCATGAGAATAATTGCAATGCTCGAAAAGACTTATCGTCTATAAAAAACGCACTTGTTTTTTTAGTAGCTAAGCAACCAAACGGCAATCCTAAAGAATTGGGGTTAATGGATTGATATGGTACTTAGAGATTTCTTATTGCTTATAGGCGTTGATTTAGATGAATCTAGTTTACAAGCTGCTCAAAGTAGAATAGATTCTTTTGGGGCCAGGCTTGGTAGACTTGGCACTCGGTTGTCTATTGCCATAAGTGCTCCTATAGCAGCAGCTACTACATACGCTTTAAAAGCTGCTTCTGATATAGAGCAAGCACATGTAGCATTTGAAGTGTTTTTAGGAGATGCGAATCAAGCTAAAAAAGTAATGGAGGGTTTGATAGATTTTGCAGTTAAAACACCTTTTAGATTTAAAGGGTTGATGGAAACTTCAAATATGCTTATGGCAATGGGAGAATCAGGGGCTACTCTCGTAGATACTTTAAGAATTTTAGGAACAGTTTCTCGTGGAAAACAAGATTTGTTAAGTAGAGTAGCTTTGGCATATGGCCAAATAATGACAGCCGGAAAATTACGTGGTCAGGAGTTGCGTCAGTTGACTGAAGCAGGTGTTGGTATTATTCCGGAACTATCTAAACTTACAGGAATATCACAAAACGACTTAGCTTCGAGTGTCTCTGATTACAATATACCAGCTGCCGTAGTCAGGCAAGCCCTGGTCAATATGACTAGCGAAGGTGGTAGATTTTTTGGGTTACTTGAAAGACAAGCTCAAACACTCCATGGAATTTTCTCTAATTTAGTAGATTCGGTGTATTTTCTATCTTCTAGTTTTGGTTCTCAAATAGTGAAAGTTTTAAACCTGGGAGAAGCGATAAAGAAATTTACAGCTTTTCTAAATAAACTTAATGAGCAGTTTTTAGACTTAGATGATTCTCAGAAAAAACTTATATTAGGTGTCACTGCTCTTTTATTTGTACTAGGCCCTTTAATGGTTTTCCTAAGCACTTGGATTAAACTTGGATCGTTTGTTATATCGACTATTCGTTTAATGTCTGCCAGTATTTTAGGATTACAAGCTGGCTTAGGTTCTCTTTTAGTAAGGGTTTTACTTATCCCAGGCGCAATAATGGCGGCAATGGCATCTATCTTTTTATTAATAGATGAGTTAAATGTTTGGATGAAAGGTGGAGATACATATTTAGGTGATTTTTTAGGTCCTTTCTCTAAGTATGAAGAAAGAGTAAATAGTTTCTATAATAAGATTAAATCATTTTATGAAAACTTTAAAAAAGACTTAAAAATACTAAAAAGTTATGTAGAAACAGATTTTATCACTCCGATAAAAGACATGTTTATGAACCTTTTTAATTATGTACACGGTTTAGTTGAGCATGATATAGAAAAAATATCAGAAAGTTTAGAAAATATGGGGCCTATAATATGGAAGCTTTTTTCCAGTATTGTAAATGGTTTAGTATACGTTATAATGACATTGTGGAACACATTAGTCAATGTCATATATGAAGGTATAAAAGGATTATCAAACTTTATTTTTAATGCAATAGCCGACTCTATTGCAGCAGTTGGTTTTTCTATTTGGAAGTTGTTTAATAAACAAGATACTGGCGTGCATAAAAAAGCAAATAAAGGTGATGAATTTAAAAAAGCGCAAGAGGAAGCTAAAAAAGCGTATGAAGAGGTTCAAAATCAATTAAGAAGTGGTGGTATCGCTGCGTTCGATATTACTCCTGCTATAAATTTTTTAGCTGGAGATTTTAAAATGACACCTAAAGGTATAGTATATACGCCCGCAAATTTCGCATTTAAGAATAAGGCAGTAAACGACAGTGCAGGAGTTCAAATAAATAACGATATAAAAGTCACAGTACCACCTGGAACTCAGCAAGAGCAAGTAAAGTTTATTGAGGAAGCAACTGATAAAATAGTCAAAAAAGCGCTTGACGCTGAGTGGAAAAAAATATTATCTGGAAATGAGGCTTACAGTGAGTAGCGTATCTTTAATAGCAGATAAGCAAGAACCTGGGAGAATTGGCGCTATTACTTTAGACGCCACCCTGGCAGATAGCCATCATTTCAGTAACGAGATAACTGAGTATCCTGTTGAAAATGGTTCTAATATAAATGATCACATAAAAAGAAATCCTTTTGAGGTGTCTATTTCTGGTTTCATAACTAACTCACCAGTTGATTTTGCTTCTGATATAAGTTCTGTTACTATAGATGAGATAATTGACAATAAAGCAAAAAATTTAAACACTGTGACATCTAACAGAGTAAAAGGTTCTTTTTTAGAACTCACAAGAATAATTGGAGAAAATCTAAACAGCACTGTTTATATAAATAAACCAAAGATCGTTACTATAGTCACAAGTTTATATACGTATAAAAATATGGTGATGAAGTCTTTAAGTATAGACAGAAATCCTTCTCAAGGAGATGCCTTATTATTTACAGCAACTTTTAGGTCTTTTAATAAAGTTGAAAGTAAACGAACAATTATGCCTAAGTTAGTTGCGGGCGATGTAGGTGAAGGAAGTGGGACTTCTAATATCACTGATCAAGCTTCTGAAACTGTTGACACAGGCTCACAAACACCAAAGAGATTGAAGTCTATAGCTAAGAGAATTGGCGAAAGCGATGTTGCAAAAAATCTTGGTGACAAAATAAAGTCATTAGTAGAGGGGCTATAAATGCTGGAGATTCCTTTTAAAAACATTCCTTCTTTTATAGAAGAAATATCTTTAGACAATTCTACCTATAAGTTTCTTTTTAATTGGAACTCCATTGCAAGTCAATGGACATTAACTGTTCTTGATCAGTATAAAAATATACTTGTAGCTGGGATACGAATTGTATTAGATATGGATTTATTTGAGCAGTACGTGGATAAAAACCTTCCTCGGGGTAAACTATTTGTTGTTGATCTATCGAATAACTATAACTCTATATCTAGATTTGATTTCGAAAATGAAAGAAAATTGAAAATACTGTATATAGAAGAAGGTGAGATTCTATGAGTATTCTATATCAGAGTGATAGAGTAGCAAGTGTTTCAATAGGTGAAGAAAATTCTCCTGGTTTTAAAATAACCGATTTAAGAATAGCTTTCGAGATAAAAAAGACTAATAAATCTGATTGTAATGATGCAAAAATAACTATTACTAATCTATCAGAAAATTCTAGGAGCCTGATACGTAAAAACGACTTAGTGATTTTAAAAGCAGGTTATAGTGAAGCATACGGAGAAGAAGATTTGTTTATTGGTTACATAAAACAAGTGAATAATTCGTATGACACACCTAATATTCACACTACCCTGGATTGTAAAGATGGGATAAAAAAACTAGAAGATTCAAAAATATCTTTATCATATGATACAGGTTTTTCAATAAAAAGCATTATACAAGATGTTATAAAAAAGTTAAAATTGTCTTCATCAATAGATATTGATAAGCTAAATATACCTGACGTGGAATTCACAAATGGCTTATCTTTTGCTGGTGAAATAAGTCATCTTTTAAATTACCTGTGCCAATCAGCTGGGTTAGAGTGGTCTTTTCAAAATAATAAATTAAAGATTCAAAATAAGGATGAAGGTGATTTTACTGACGTCGTTGTTTTAAGTCCAAGTTCTGGGTTAATAGGAAGTCCAGAAAGAGTTGAGGATGTCGAAAATAGTCGTAGTAGAGCAAAAACAGATGTTCCAGGTTGGAAAATAAAAAGTCTATTGCAACCAAAAATAGAACCGGGTAAAATTATCCAGGTTTTTTGTAACGAGATAAATGGTGCTTTTTTTAAAGTTTTTAGCGTAGAGCATAATGGAGATACACATGGCAAAGAGTGGGAATCTATAATAAAAGTCACTGAAGCAGGTGCAGTTGTTAATGATAAAATCTATAATTTAAATTTCAATATGTCAAACTCGAGGCTAGTGTAATGAGTTTAGGGGAATTAGCAATAAAATCAGTTTTAGAGAATTCACTTTTCCATTTGCATACTGCTTTGCCTGGGCGCGTAGAAAAGTATTCGTATAAAAAGCAAAAAGCTTCTATAAAACCTTTAATAAAAGCAAAGTTTCCAGATGGTAAAATACTTGAACTACCTGTTATAACAAATGTTCCAGTTTCTTTTACTAGATCAGGGCAAGCTTCCTTAACATTCCCAGTATCTAAAGGTGATACAGGTTTGCTTATTTTTGCCGAAAGAAGTTTAGATGTTTGGCTTTCAAAAGGCGGAGATGTTTTACCTTTAGATTCTAGAAAATTTGACTTGTCAGACGCTATTTTCTTTCCAGGATTATTCCCATTCACTGAGAATAGTTATGCTGATAATAACGAAGATGTACTATTAAAGTATAAAGACGCAGAGATAAGAATCGAATCAGATGGTTCTATACATATAAAATCCGATAATTCAGAGATAATATTAAAAAACGGTAAAATAGAACTTAAAAATAATCAAGAAGAATTACTAAAACTTATTGACGAGTTTATGCAGGCTGTTATTACTTCTTTTGTACCAACTGTTGGAGGTCCTCAGGTATTATCGAATGTGCCAAGTATGACAGCGATTAAAATACGTCTTCAATCATTACTTAGTGGGGTTGTATGAGCACAGCTGATGATCTTAGAGAAAAACTACTAGACGAGTTCAGAAAAACAGCAGATTCAGACAGGGTCTACCCAACAGATGACCCCTGGCCAGTAGGTGTTTTAGGTAATAGAGGCGACCCAAACACAATACTAGCTTTGCCATTAGCAGAAGCTTTTGCAAATGTTTTCAGTGGATTCGTTACAGGACAGGCCAAGGTTATTGAATCCGCGGTTGACGTGCTTATAGAACTTGATGAAGAAAATACAAATTTTTTTATTATAAAGAACACCAATTCGGAAAATGAAGCTATCGCAGTTCGGCTTATTGGGGCGAAAGAAAGCACACATGCTTTTGTTCACAATGGCAGTGATAGCGGCCGTGTAATTTTCCTTAAATCTAGCTATTTGTTGGAGGGCTCCTGGAGCGACGGAGCGGCGCTTAACGCTGGTAAAACCGCACACCTGTTTTGCATTTATATAGACCCAAATACGGTTTTCCCTATGTGGGCCCGGTGGGACACTATCGGAGGTGATAGTTCAGGTGAATCTGTTGACTGGGCAGATATCATAAATAAGCCGACCGTTTTTCCACCCGAAAGCCACACACAGGCAATATCCACTATCACTGGATTACAGACCGCCCTTGATAGTAAAGAACCTGTCATAGCTTTAGGTACTGGTAATAAATATCTGTTCAGAGATAAAACATGGAAAGAGATTGACTGGAGTGAAATAGTAAATAAACCAAGTTCATTTACACCTGCAACACACAATCATCTGTGGTCGGAGATAACAGATAAGCCGAGTACATTTGCCCCTTCAGAGCACTACCATGACGATAGATATTATACCGAAACAGAGACTAATAGTTTACTAAACAACAAAGAGAATATACTTGGAAATCCATCAACAAATGGGTATGTCTTATCATCAACAACGGCAGGAGTACGTAGCTGGGTAGCACCATACAGTCATCC